AATGAGGAACGATTCACTTTGAGAAAAAGGTATGTGCAGCAGTCGGAACCGATATCATTGGATCATGGATATGTAGAAGATATGCGTGTTGATATTGCATACTTTGAACAGGTAAATGGTGTTGAAGTCAATGGTTATACCGTTGGATATAGACCACAGCTTGTGATCACTGTTACGAATACATCTGTAAAGGTGCCAGATATGGTGGATGTTGTGAATGGATTCTTTGAATTGAAGGCTACCACACAAGAAACTCAAAAAGCTGTAACAGGCGAAATTGATGAAGGCTTCTTAGAATGTACCGAAATCGATATAGCAGGTTTTGATGGCGTGAAAGGGGTGGAATTTACACTATGAATTACGACAATATAAATGATATTTTTGCAGCTGGGGTTACTAATATGACCTGTTTGCTGCAGGATAGTAATAATTATGATAGCGGTACACTTGCTGTCAGTGGAGCAGATTTCTTTACATTTCTAGGGAAGTCTGCTCCTTCTATTTATGCGCATGGAGATTCTTATTGGGGAATTGGAAGCGATACAACGCATTTGAAAATTGATAATCGAGATACAAGAATGAGATCTTTATACAGAGAAGAAGGAACCTTATACAGCTATTATAGATTTTTGAAAATACGCTGGGAGGGCTGGTCTCATTATAATGCTTCCGGTGCTGATTATCAGCTTAAGTATGATCTTGTGTTTTGGGATACAGGTGATATTTCGCTTCATATGATTTCGGTACCCATACAATGTTATGATGGTGCATTTGGTTTTACTGCAGATAAGAATTATACCTTTACAAAGCCAGATGCAGATTCTCCGGATATTACTTTTCAGTATTATGCGGAGAGTAAGACGTTTGAAATCAAATATACGCTGCTAGATTTATTGGTACCATTTAAACTCCTGGTAAGAGATGATGTAGGAAAACTCTATACCGTAGAAACACAAATTATGAATGAAGAAACGGATGAGAAGGAAGATGTACTGGTAGAACTGGAAGGGACCGATTTATCAGCGTTGCTTTTTAAGAAAAAGGGATTTGCCAAAATGCCGGAATGGGATTTGATAAAACATTTAGAAGGTCCAGCAGTACTTAGCTGGAGTGATAGCAGAGCGTTTCCATTAAATGCGATCATCACTGGGACACCACCAAAGCAATATATTGAATGCATGGCGGATTTATCAGATGGAATAGTACTCGGTATTAAGGCATTAAATGCAGAATATACCGGAACCGTTACTGTGCAATATAGCTATGATGGCGAGAACTTTACAGAGGAACTTGCTATGGAAGAATTTTTACTCATGGATTTGGATGCACTATATGCAGGTCTATTAGATGCAAAAACGATAACTTTTCGATTTTGGCTTGCCGGTGATGCAACACTTACTTCTTTTGTTATGAATTATAGAAATGGAGATGATGACGATGCTTAAGGGAACAACAAGAATTGAACTTACGGATGTAAATACGGGAGAGGTTGAGACCTATGAAAATCATAATATGGTAACCAATGCGCTACGCGATGTACTTAAGCCATTAGGACTTTGCAAGCGTCCGAGTAGATTCCTAAGTGAATTTACGCCATATTGTGAAAAGCTTCTGGGTGGAATTCTTTGCTTTGATACAGAAATACCGGAGAATGCTGACAATTATTACCCGCCGGCAAATGCAACCTTAATTGGATGTGCTGCCTATGGTGTGCAGAATAATACAAAGAATACATTTCGAGGTGGTTTTAACCAAACAGAATCCGAGATTAATTTGAAAGATCGATATGTGAAATATGTATACGATTTTGCAACCAGTCAGGCAAATGGAACGATTGCAAGTGTATGTTTAACACATAAGAATGGCGGCTTTACATCGTATGGGAGTAAGAATATAAGCTATAACAGGGATTATCCTCTTATGCAATCCATAGCAGAAGATAGCCTGCAGTATGTTCATCCGGATAGGACCGGAGCCAGCACAAGTAGCAAGTATTCCGGAATGACAATGGGAAAGACAGAGCTTATATTTGTAATAGACAGGGAGAAGGATTGCGCATATTACTTTAAGTTTATGGATAATAAGCATATTCATATCACAAAAAGAAGAACCTTTCTTAAGACGGTTTCTATCCTGGATAATGTGTACAATACAAAGCCCTTGATAGAAGAAATCGAAGTTCCAGAACTTAGTACAGAGTTACGAATTGGATATTGGGGCTATAATTATGATCCGGCTACAGATTGTTTATATATCTGTACTCATAAAGATTATAGAGTGGATCCCAATACGTCATATTTGGTGACAGAAATCAAGATGGACACTTGGAAGGTAAAGCAATATGAAGTTACAAATACCACAGATAAATATCTCAGATCAGATAACAACTGGCAGATGTTTATAACAGATGGCTATTTATATGTAAAGGGATATGATTCTCCGTATGAACTTTACAAAATACAGATAACAAATCCGGCCAATGTCGTGAAATTTAAAAGAACAAATGCTTCAAGTGTAAATGGTTTACCGAAGTTTGTAATAAATGGACGAATATATTATGAAAATGGGAATGATCAGCTTTTGATAGCGAATACAGTAACAAATGAGATTATGCCTCCAGAGGCACAGTCACTGTTTAATAGTAGTTACAACATAAATGTAACACCGGTTCGTAATGAACCACTTATTTATTTTGCGGATTATGGAACCTGGTCAACATCTGGCTGGCATATGATGTGTAATTATCTTGCAACCATCAATAACCTGGATGCACCGGTTACAAAGACCGCAGATAAGACCATGAAGATAACATACATCTTACAGGAACAATAGAATAATTTTCGGAATTAGGCAGTTATCCATTGCGGGTAGCTGCTTTTTTCATACAAAAAAATCAAAGGAGGATAAGACGATGAAGGAATTCTGGAATGCAATTCAGTTTGTATTTACAGCAGTTGGAGGTTGGCTTGGGTACTTTTTAGGAGGATGTGACGGTTTGTTATATGCATTACTGGCCTTTGTAGTTATCGACTACATAACTGGAGTTATGTGTGCGATTAGCGACAAAGCCCTTTCAAGTGAAGTTGGCTTTCGTGGAATTTGTCGGAAGGTACTGATTTTCTTGTTGGTAGGTATTGCAAACATCCTGGATGTTCATGTGATTGGTACTGGAAGTGTCCTTAGAACAGCAGTTATTTTCTTTTATATTTCCAATGAAGGCGTGAGCCTTTTAGAAAATGCTGCTCATTTAGGATTGCCGGTGCCACAGAAAATCAAAGCAGTATTAGAGCAGTTGCACGAGCGTGCAGAAGATGATGACAAGGAGGAATGATTTATGAGTCAGAAATTTGGAATTGATGTGAGTCACTGGCAGGGAGATTTCAATTTTGCCAGGGCAAAGAGTAACGAAGGTGTAGAATTTGCTATCCTAAAAGCTGGTGGCGGTGACGCAGGGCTTTATAAGGACAGCAAGTTTGAAGCTAATTATGAGAAGTGTGAAGATTGTGGCCTTCCAAAAGGCGCGTACTTCTATGGTAATGCAAAGAGTGTAGCAGAAGCAAAGAAAGAGGCAGAGTATTTTATTTCAATCCTTAGTGGAAAGAAATATGAATACCCTGTCTTTTATGATGTTGAGGGTAAGATGATCACAGACAATGACCGAGCAACTCTTACAGAGATTGTGAAAGCATTTTGTTCTACTATGGAAGCAGCAGGTTATTGGGTAGGTATTTATTCATCGGAATCATTTTTTAACAGTGAAATGAATGACGGTGAGCTTACCAGGTATAGCCATTGGGTTGCGCGATGGGGAAAGAGTAAGCCAGCTCATTCCAGTGGTGCAGAAACACAGATGTGGCAGTTTGGCGGTGAAACTAATCTGCTTCGTAGTAATAAAATCAATGGTCAAACCTGCGATCAGGATTATTGCTATGTGGATTATCCTACTAAGATTAAAGCGGCAGGACTCAATGGCTATACAAAAAGCCAGGCATCAGAACCAGCGCCTGCAAAGAAAACTGCAGTAGAGATTGCAGATGAGGTCATTGCAGGTAAGTGGGGAAATGGTGAGGAGAGAAAGCAGCGTCTCACAGAAGCCGGATACAATTATGCTGAGATCCAGGATATTGTGAATGGCAAATGTGGAGTGACACCAAAGAAGTCTGTCGACGAACTTGCAAGAGAGGTCATTGCAGGCAAGTGGGAAAACGGATCTGAGCGTAAGAGTAGACTCTTAGCAGAGGGGTATGATTACGGTGCGGTTCAGAAGCGAGTAAACGAAATGTTATCATAAGTTTGGGCCTGGGAGGAGTAATCCTTCCGGGTTCTTTTTTTGTATTTTACCAGTTCGGTCATACCGATAATTATACCCTTGAAACCGCTAAATTGCTTGACTTATAGCGGAACAAGAGCGTTAATAGGACTACCAAAAAGGAAGGAGAATTCGCATGAAACTTAGGAAAATAGAACCTTTAAAACCTAAGCAAAAAAAGCTAAGAGTATGTGCTTATGCAAGGGTATCAACGGACAGCTTAAAGCAAGGCGAGTCCTTTGAAAACCAGGTAAGCACCTATGAGCGCGTGATTAAAAGCAATCCGGAATATGAATTCGTTTCTGTTTATGCGGACCAGGGAATGACCGGTAGAAGCGAGAACAGACCAGAGTTTCAAAGAATGATTGCAGATTGCAAGGCTGGAAAGATAGACCTTATTATTACAAAATCGATTTCCAGATTTGCCAGAAATACCACCACAGTTCTTAAGTACACAAGAGAGCTGAAAGAAATCGGCGTCGGCGTGCTTTTTGAGGAAAACAATATTAACACACTTTCCTCGGAAGGAGAGCTGATGATGACGGTGCTTGCTTCCTTCGCACAGGAGGAAAGCCGCAGCATAAGTGAGAATAATAAATGGACTTTGAAAAAGAAGTTCGAACGTGGAGAGGGAATGGTAAATACAGCCCGCTTCATGGGATACGACAAGGATGAGACAGGGGACCTGGTAATCAATAAAGAAGAAGCCAAGGTTGTAAGACTAATATTTAAGATGTACCTTTCAGGCATTGGGTGTCATAGAATTGCTAAGGCATTAAATGAGGAAGGGGTACCGACGATAGCAGAAAGTTCTTGGCACGCAAGTACCATTAAGGGAATGCTTACCAATGAAAAATACAAAGGGGATTTCCATATCCAGAAAACTTACATTCCGGAAGGAACACACCAATCCGTAAAGAATAATGGACAGGTGCAAAGTTACTATGTAACAGAAGATCACCCGGCCATTATTAGCGCAGAAGAATGGCAGCAGGTTCAGGAGCTTATGGAATATCACAGAAAGCAGAGAAACATTGGAAAAGGTGAAAAATACCAGAAACGATATCCAATGAGTGGAATGTTGGTGTGTCCATATTGCGGAAAGAGCCTGCGAAGAAGATATGTTTACAATCGAAAAGTCGAGTGGTTATGCGCCACTTATATTCATAAAGGGAAAGAGGCCTGTAAGGGTATCCGGATAAGGGATACAGAACTTACAGGTCTTTCTTTTTCGGAACCAATGGTAGTAGAGGAGGTAATGATAAATGGCGAGAAGCATTACGGTTATACCAGCAAAAGAGCCTACGATGCTGGTGAACGGGCAGCAGATAGAATTGAAAAAGAAAGTAGCAGCGTACTGCCGCGTGTCAACGGACCAAGAAGAACAGTTATCAAGTTATGAGAACCAGGTGCGATACTATACGGAAATCATAACAAGAAATCCTGATTACGAGTTGGTGGACATTTACGCAGATGAAGGCATCTCCGGTACCAACACCAAAAAGCGTGATGATTTTAACAGAATGATCGAAGATTGCAGAGCTGGGAAGATCGACCTTATTATTACAAAGTCCATTTCCAGATTTGCAAGAAATACCCTGGATTGCTTGAATTATGTAAGAGAGCTAAAGGAACTGGGCGTGGGGATTCGATTCGAAAAAGAAAATATCGACACCTTGGATGCTAAAGGAGAGGTTTTGCTAACAATATTATCTTCTTTAGCACAAGATGAAAGTCGAAGTATTTCTGAAAATAGTACTTGGGGAATACGAAGGCGCTTTGAAAAGGGTGAACACAAGATGAGCACCAAACGTTTTTTAGGATATGATTGTGATGAGAATGGAAAGCTCATTGTAAACAAGACTCAGGCAAAGATCGTGGTAAGACTTTATGAGGAATATTTATCCGGAAAAACAGTTGACTATATCGCCAGAATTTTCAAAAAAGAGAGGGTAAAAAGTTGGGATGGAAAATGCAACTGGCAGGCAAGCACTCTGGACTCCATGCTTCGAAATGAGAAGTATATGGGTGATGCTATTTTGCAGAAAAGCTATACTGCAGATTTTCTATCTAAGAAGCGTGTAATGAATGATGGTACAATTCCAAAGTATTATATTGAAGGAGATCATGAGCCAATCATAGATGTAAATACCTGGAACGCGGTGCAGCAGGAATTGGCACGTAGAAAGAAATACTGTGAAGATCATTTTACGAATAATTACGCGGTGATGCCTGACAAAAATCCATTTTCAGGGAAGGTGGTATGTGGAAAGTGTAATAACCTTTATTCCAGGGTATCGTATACAACAAGAGCTGGAATTAAGATGAAAAAGTGGCGCTGTGGCTCTACCAATAAGAATTCTGGACATCGAGTTTGCACTTGTCCATATATTATGGAGAGTGCTTTGGAAAAAATATGTGTAATGACCTGGAATGCCATTGTGGAGTCAATCGGAGATTATGAAACACTATGGAACATTAATATTGAGTCAGGGAATGAGCTGTTAGCATATAAAACAAGACTTATGAAGATGCGAGCCCAGGAGGGCAGTATCAAGGAATGTAAGCCAGATTTACTGCAGGAGGTAGTTGACCACATTACTGTATTCGAGAATGGGGACCTCAGAATTTTGTACTACGATGGCACAGAATTTGAAGTAGCAACACATTGAGCAAAATGACTTGACAATAGAATGTACAAGAGTTTTACTAGCACCAACCTAACAAGGAGGTGCTAGTATTGCTTACAGAATTTGAGAAAGAAAAAATCGAATTGATGCGTGAATTTGGCCTGAGATATGATGAGATTGCCAAACGGTTAGGAGTTACTAAAAATCAGGTGCGCTATTATTGTAAGAAGATAGGCTGTCTGCTTAGGGTAGATGAGATGCCAAACAAAAGGTGTGCATATTGCAGGAAAAAGATAACAGCTGATAGGTATGTTCCAAATAAGAAATTCTGTAATCGATCTTGTAGGAAAAAATATGTAATTCAAAGCAGAGGCTACTCGTATGAATGGGTGTGGTGTAAATGCCAGTATTGTGGTAAAGATTTTCAGGGGTGGGATTATAGAAAATTTTGTAGCAGAGTTTGTGCACAACTTTCCAGGGAAAAACCAAAGAAAGAAAAATCGAAGCGATCAACTTTAATTAAACCAGAATCAGAGTGGAAAATTAAGAGTGCGAGAAAAGATGTATAG